GCGCTCGCATCATGATCAACCGCCTGAACAACGCCATCTGCTTTCTGATCGTCGCGGCCGTGTTCGCCATGATCGGCATCGAATCCGGCGCGCACCACAGCCCCACCCACTCCGGCACGCAGCAGGTGGTGCGTCATGACTGAATTGACCAGTGAACAGGTGGCAGCACTACGCAAGGAGCTACCAACTGATTACGACTGGATCTTGAACAGAATGAAAGAACTTAAATCTGATCCACTGCACTCAAACAATTATGAGGTGCGAGCGCTTGAGGATTACATGCAACTGAAAGAAGTGGAACTGGTCAACCTTGCTTTGCGCCGCTATGGCTCCCATAACTGAACGCCGCTTTTACTTTCAGATCAAGGCCGCAAACGTGCTCGAGTGCATCACGGCCACCAGCCTCACCGAGGCAAAGCTGATCGCCGCCGACACCTGGCTCGAGTGGTGGTCACAGATCGAGTGGATCAACGCAGAGGAGTCCCATGCCTGAAATCACCGGCGCCATGCTCCCGTGGCAGTGGCGTGAAGAGGAGAACACCAGCCAGCACGGCGACGGCATCAGCCGGCCGCGGCCGAAGACACGCACCAAGGAGTTCAAGCTGCTGATCTATCCGCAGGGTGCCCGGCCGATGACGTGGATCACGCGCGCCGAATCGAAGCGGCACGCGATCCGCTACGCCCAAGCCCGCTGGCCTGGTGCTGCCGTGGAGGTGGCGTGAGCGACATTCGCCACCGCATCGAGCAGCTGCTGAGCGATACAAGCGCGTTCACAGCTGGTCAGACTGAGGAGCGCCATCGGATCCGCCAACTGATCGACATCAGGATCGACCAGCTGCACGGCACCGTTGGGATCCGCAACCGCCAGCAGCTCTGCGCTGAGCTGCTCTACATCCGCCAACAACTCGAGCCATGACATCTGCCACGTTTCTCGATCAGCAGCGCGCAGACATGATGGACGCGCTCTATGAACGCAGCGGCCGCACCAACGGGCTCTACACCGGGCTGTGGGAGGAGTTCTGCCGCGACCTAGCGGCCAACTTCCGCGACACGCCATACCCTGAGCTGCTGGCTCGTGTGGTGCGCGCGATGGATGCCACCGAGTCGGTGATGACGCAGAAGCAGGCGCAACAGGCGATCGAGGTCTGCCGCCAGCAGCTGCTGGGGGATAAGTGGCGATGAGCCGGCCTTTCAAGCGTGGCGAGGACAATTTCGCCGTGATCTTGAGCGAGGAGCTGGTGCGCGAGCTGCGCCAGCTTCGCGCTGCCGGGCTCAGTTACCAGCAGCTTGCCGATCGGTATGAGATCGACAAGAAGCACGCTTGGCGCATCTGCAAGGGCATCGCATGGGGGTGGCTCCAATGACTGACCAGATCAACCCAGACCACTACAAGCAAGGCCCGGTGGAGGCGATTGATGTGATCGAGGCGGCGATCGCCGGCGCCCCGGATCCTGTGGCCGCCTACCTCCACGGTCAGGCGCTGAAGTATCTGCTGCGGCTCTGGCACAAAGACAGCGCCGGGGTGGATGCTGCCAAAGGCGCCTGGTATCTCCGCCGCTTGCTCGGCAAACTGGAGGGATGATGCACCTGCCCGGCCTGAACCTGCTTGAGCGCGCAGCGCTGTGGGTTCTGGTGCGCAGCCCGCGCACCACGTTGGTGGTGGTGAAGGAACGGCTGTGGCCGACCGTGTTCGTTGCGGCTGATCCTCGGGATGATGTGGCCTGCTATGTCACCAGCGGCGAGGAGGAGCCAGCGAGCATGACGCTCGAGCGAATCTTCCATCAGCCTGCCTACGGCGAGGAAGAATGATCAGACTGCACGCCGGCCGACTGCTGCTGGTGTGCAGCCGCTCCGATCGCAACTGGCACGCACGGGTGATCTTGGGGCCAAAGCCGGAGCACCAGCTTGAGGCTGATACCGGCACCATGCACCTGCAGGAGGCGTACCCGCGCGCGCAGAAGATCTATGAGGCGGCATTGCTGCAGCTGCGGCCGAATGGCGGCCAGCGGATGTGCTGGGACTGTTTGCACTGGGATACCAGCCGCAACCGCTGCGAGATGGCGTTGCCAGAATCAAAGCAAAGCGGCGGCCGCTATGCGGCTAGGTGCGAGATCTATGAACCAGCCGAAGGTGATTAGCCGCACTGACCGTGACGGCGGATGGATTGAAACGCTGGAGCCCGATGGAGGCGGTGAGCTGTACTACCGCAGCTGCGTGGGCGGGATCTGCCGCTACTCAAGCGACCTGTGGCAGGCGGAGCTTTATCTCGACCACCTGCTGGCACGCTGACAGCACCGAGCCCCCGGCTTACCGGAGGCCGGCTACTGCGGCAGCTGCAGGCCACCTGCAGCCGCTGCACGCCCGATGCCGAAGCAGAGCGGGAACGCCTCAGTGTAGTTGGGTTGCCCGGTGGCCGGTCCTCACGCGGTGCCGGCCTCACCGCTGCCGGGCGCAACGGTATCGCCTAGTTCTCGAAAAACTAGGCCGCAAGCTTAGCCCTCACCAGCCACCCAGCGCGCGATTGCCCACTCGCCCAGTGGTGTCCAGAAGTGCTGTGCGCGATACCAGTCGATCCATGGCGCCCTGCCTTTTGAGGAGTTGCATCCGAGGCAGCAGGCCACCAGATTTGAGCGCACCGTAAGCCCGCCGTGAACCTTTGGAATGATGTGATCGAGCGTGGGTGAGCGCCCGAGCGGATCGCCGCAATAGGCGCAGCGATAGCTCCAGGCCAGAAGTATCTGATCGCGCGCGGAGCGGCGCGTGACCAGGCGGGTCTCATCAATGTGGTGCTGATCCACAGAGGTCCGGCGGCAGGGGAACTGTCGTCACGTCGATCTCGATGATGTTTTCCTCTGGTGGGAGGAACTCGGCCAGCTGGCTATAGATGTCAGCCGCCAGGTCGTCGGGGTCCGTATCGGATCGGATGATCAGCTTGGCGGAGATCTCTAGGTAGAACGCCCGCATGGGCTGGCCGCCGCTGGGCCAACGGTAGCGGCTGTGACTGGATCGGGAAGTGTGACGGATTGTGTCCGGGGCGCAGGGTACGCGGTCTGTGGTGTATAGTTAATTCAGTTCAGGCGGAGGACGCCATGCTTCAGGTTCTCGATCAGATGGGTGAGACCCTCACCGTTGGCCAGAAGGTCTGGGTGGACATGCCCCACATGGCCGACTGGTTTCCCGGTGCGGTGATGTTCGCCGAGGTGGTCAGAGGCCATCGCGAGCCCCAGCCCGGCATGGTGTGGGTGCGCCAGCTGCCGACCGCAGCGCTTCCCTTCCCTGGTGAGGAAGGCGGCTGGGTCTCGGAGCAGCACGCCAGCCGTTGCTTGGGGCGCTGAGCTCTCACCGGGGCGCTTCGGCGCCCCTACTCTCCACCCATGACCTACATCCTCCGCATCGGCCCGTGGCACGTCGGGCCGTTCGACACGCACACCGGCGCGCAGCACTGGGCGGAGCGCCACGGGTGCGATGACTACACCATGATCCCGCTCGATGATCCGGCCGAGGCGCCGATCAGAATCCACCGGATGCGCATGGCACCGCTGGCTCATCCCATGCGCGAATAGTGCGCGAACGGCTGAGCCGGCTGGTCGCTGATTGCTGCTAAGTGCTTGATTTGATGGTGAGCGCTGTGGGAATCGAACCCACGACCTACTGATTAAAAGTCGTCCGATCTAGCCTCACGCCAGTTCACGCCAGTTCCACAAGCCTCTGATTCAGCAACTAAATCTCCGCTTGCTTTCTCACGGCCGTTCGCGCAAAGTCCGCCGAAATCACGGAGGGTTGCGCGAATGGTGCGCGAATGGATAGCAGACTCGAAAGTTCCCGGCCTTGGCATCCTGCAGCTCCCATCAGGGGTGCGCACTTGGTATTTGAGATACCGCGAGCCAACCGGCAAGCAGCAGCACCACCGGATCGGCCGCGCTGATGTGGTGAGCCGCACGCTGGCCAGGGAGGAGGCGCACAAGCTGCTCGCAGCCGTCGCCACCGGCCATGCGCCCACCAGCGCACGCAAGGCCGCACGCCAGAGCGCCAGCATGACGGAGCTGCTCGACATGGTGCAGGAGCGCCACTACCCGAAGTTGCGGCCACGCACCCGCGATGGTTACCTGCAGATCTGGCGGCTGCACATCATCCCGGCGCTCGGCAGCGCCAAGGTGAACGCTGTCACCACTGCGCAGGTGCTGCAGCTGCTGGCGCGCATGGCACCGATACAGGCCAACCGCACGCTGGCGGTGCTGCGCAAGGCGTTCAACCTCGCCATCCTGTGGGGTCTGCGCGAGGGCAATCCATGCGATCGGGTGCCGGCCAATCAAGAGCGCCGGCGGCGCCGTTACCTGACCCGCGATGAGCTGCAGCAGCTGCTGACTGCGCTCGACACGTTCGCGCTAGCTGGTGTGCGCTGGCGGTTCGCCCAGCTGGTGCGCCTGCTGCTGCTCACCGGCTGCCGCGTCTCAGAGATCAAGGACGCACGATGGGAATGGCTGCAGGGCTCGGTGCTGGTGGTGCCGGCCGAGGCGCACAAGACCGGCCGCGATGGCCACGCGCGCATCGTGCAGCTGGCACCTGATGCGCTGGCCGTGCTCGAGCAGCTGCGCAAAGCCAGCAACAGCGACTGGGTGATCCAAGGCGTAGGCGATCACCCGCTGGTCGGCTATCAGAAGCTCTGGCTCGAGCTGCTGGCCGCGGCCGACATCAGTGGCCTGCGCATCCATGATCTGCGCCACAGCTACGCCAGCATGGCGATCAGCGCGGGCCTGACGCTGCCACAGATCGGTGGACTGCTCGGCCATGCCAGCCCGGTGACCACCGCCCGGTACGCGCACTTGGTGGATGAGAAGGCTGCCAGCTTGGCGGCGCTGGTGGCCGGGCAAATAAAAACCCCGGCTGACTAGACCGGGGCTCGACCTCACAGGGTTCTCCGGGGTCAGCTTACCCCTTGCTGGCGGTGACGGCCAGGTCGCCGTTGTACCTGCCGGTCACCGCGTAGCTGCGGCCGGGAATGCCTTCCATCTTGTGGAACACCATCTGGCCGATCTTCATGCCGGGCCAGATCGCGACGGGGTGCATTTTGCGCGCGTTGCTGAGCTCGAGCGTGAGGCGGCTGCCATGCCAGCCTGGATCGCACCAGCCGGCTAGCAGGTGCTCAAGGCCTTCGCGTGCGCGGCTGGATTTGAGCACGAACTGCGCAGCGATGAAGTCCGGCAGGTTGAAGATCTCGCGCGTTTCCGCGAGGCAGAACTCACCCGGCTGCAGCCAGTACGGATCCTCGGCGGTATGGCCGGCGATGCCGTGGATCTGCAGCTCAGGGCTCTCGGCCACCTCGATCATGATCCGATCGCCGAGCAGCACGTCGATGCTGGCCGGGTTGACCAGATCAGGATCGAACGGCACCACCATCGCGTGGCGCTTGCAGAGGTCGTGGATCTCGTAATCGGGCAGTGGTGCCATGCGCCAGCTGTAGGATTTGTGTGCCCCAGCGGGTTGCCGCCCCTGGAGCGTGACCGACCTACGCAACAGGCCAGTGCAGGAAGTATGGCAGCCCATTTCAGGCTGGGAAGGACTTTACGAAGTTTCCGATCAAGGCAGGGTCAGGAGCCTGCGCAGTGGGAAGCTGATGAAATTGTCGGTGGCGAACACCGGCTACATGCAGGTGCAGCTGAGCGCCATGCCAAAACGCAACGTTTGTCACGTTCATCGGCTGGTGCTCGAGGCTTTTGTGGGACCTTCTCCTGCCGGAATGGAAGGGTGCCACGCCAACGGCACCAGAACTGACAATCGGTTGTCGAACTTGCGGTGGGATACCAGAAAGGGGAACATGGCTGACGCCTGCGCACAAGGAAGGACAAACCGCGGCGAACGAAACCCGTGCTGCAAGCTCACCGAAAAGGAGGTGCGCTCAATTCGGTTGTCAGAACAAAGCAACAGCGAGCTGGCCGCTCGCTATGGCATGAGCAGGGAAGCCATCCGCGACATCCGCGCAAGGAAACGCTGGGCGCACGTTCAATAGTCCCATCTGACGCGAGGCGCGCCACGACGCATGCCGATGTGCAAGAACCGAGGTGCGGCGTATCCAAGGCTGTACGGCCAGTTCTGATCGACCCAGCGCTGCACGGCCATCATGTCCACTCCGTCGATCACGAAGTCCACCGCACCCACGCCCGGTGCGTCGTACAGGTGCTCCGAGCTCGAGGCACCACCCACCAGCTTGTTGATCGCCACCGGCCTGTAGCCCGAGGTGATCACCACCGGCTTGCCGCCGAACTGCGCGCGCGCACGCTCGAGGAACTGCGCCAAGCGCATCGCCGTGTCGCACTGGTGCTGGTGATCGAAGCGGCGCGCCTCTTGGCCGAGTGCAAACTCGCCGTAGGTGATGTGGGGCGTCAGCTTGTGGCTGAAGGGCGACTCTGGCGTGAACATCGCCGAGATCGGCCCGGTGGTCTGCCGCTCACGGCCCCACAGATCTCCCTCTGCGATGCGGCGCCGCTTCAGGCCGGCCTCCACGTTGGTGCCGGGGTTGCGGTAGAGCAGCAGGGCATCGGGCACACCGGCCCAGTTCTTCTCGCGCAGCCTGGCGCTGATCGTCTCGAAGCCCTTGGCGCCGTAGAACCCGCTGCCAAGGTTGTAGGCGAAGCTCACCAGCGCGCACTTCCGGTTATCTTCCATCTCCACCCAGTAGGGCACTGTGCTGCGCAGCTTGGTGGCGATGCGGTCCACCTCTTGGCGCAGCAGCATGTCGGCCTCGACGGCGTTGATCTTGTCGCCGCGGCTGACGCGCCGGCCGTCTTGGTAGCGCGTGGTGCCGTAACCGATCGTCCACGGGTCGCCGCCTGATAGCGGGTCGGGGTATGCCTCGAGGTGGCAGCCCTCGAAGTCGCGAATCAGCTTCAGCGCCGCGCTTAGGTCTGCCTGCTTGCCGTCTTGGCTCCAGGTGTTGAACCATGCGCGATCACGCCGCATGGCGGCTGCGTAGCCGTTGACGGCGAGATCCTGCTCCAGCTGCTGGATTGCTGCAGCCTGGTGCGGCAGCGCCTTGTAGAACCGAAACAGCTGCTCGAGTGTGATCGGGCTGGGGTTGCTCATTGCTCGGTCCAAGGTGCGCGGATCCGCAGTTCGTCGGTGTGGATGATCGGCGGCGGGATGTTGGGCGGCTGCGTGTTGTGCCAGTCCTCGATCGCTGCGTCTAAACGCGCAGCCGTATCGATGGCCGGGCCGCTCAGCGCTTTTTTGGAAATGCCATCCGTGCAGCGGTCAGCAGCAGCTGGATCCAGCTGTTGGACTTGAGCGGGGTCAGGGCGATGATCTCGCTACCTGCCGCGATGATGATCGCAATGATGGCGATGGTTTCGGGGTTCATGGCATCCATGGCTCTGCCCTTAAGTTAGTCGCGAAGTTCAAGCGCGCGCACACGCTTATCAAGGTCTGCCATTTCAGCGCGCGCGTCGGTCTTCAGCTCATCCACTGATTTCGCCATCTGCACGATGGTGGCCTCGATCCGTGCGGATTGCACCTGCATCGAAATCAGGAGCGCCCCGATAGCGACCATGCCAGCGGCGAGAGCTGCCGGGAGGGAAGCAGCAAAAACACCGCTGACGGTTTTGGTGTCGTCGGCCATCGGGGCGCTTTGGCTCGGTCACATCGTAGCGATCGGGACCGTTACCGATCTGCGGCGATGTCGCAAGCGGTTAGCCGCGGCCCTGTCCCCGGAGCTTCTTGCGGCCTCTGCGACGTGGCCGCGAATGTTGGCCAAATCCTTGGCGTGTGGTTTTAGGCGGCCCGGCTTGGTGATCGAGGCGGCCGGTGCCGGTTTTAGCGCGAACAGCCATCAGACTGCTTCGCCACTGACAACAGGCTCCAGCCCATCAGCAGGAGCAGGCTCAGCAGGAGCAGGGGCATAAGGATCACTCGGCCAAGCGGGATAGTCAGCGCCCGTAATGTATGCGGCCAGCTCAGGTGTGTTGAGCGTGGCGGCGATTGCAGTGATCTTGTCACCGGCAGCAAAGCGCACATCCTGCCGCCAGGTTTTAAGCAGTGGATCGGCGGCTTTGCCGTTGTCAGCCTCGCGGATGATGATCCAGTCGGTTGGTGCCAGCAGGGTGTTGGCGGTGGTGCG